TAATTACTTCTGATATGAGATAGTTTCATACTAGAAGTATTCCTGGGCCAGCTTACACAGGTGGGGTGGTGAGGGGATAGTTTCATAATTGAACTATCCCCTCGTGTTGGACATGGACGGTAGAGGGGGTTAGGTTGCGATGAAGGGGAGGTGTTGCTGTTCAGTATCGGCGTTTAGTTTCATCAGTCGCTGGTACTCGGCTATTAGGCCAAGTGCGTATTCCTCTGAGCCGTTGTAAATCTTGGCAAAGGTCACGAAGTCATTATCGAATATGGCCTGAACGAGCCTTCTATCGGCGAACAGGAAGTTAAAGTAGGTGGCGATCTGAATAAGGTCTGAGCTGTCCATCGCTCTAAACATGTGCGCAGCGGTGGGATAACCAAGACGTTCGTAATGGAAGCCCATGATCTGGGGAGCTCCCATACTAATTGACTGGTATGCATAATCAGAGGCAACTCCGCGTGCGACATCGAGTGCCTTATATTCACTATCCTGGTTTCCGGTGTGTATCATCTTCCAGTCGCCTGTAGGGTCAGTACGATAATACTGTGGAGCCTTCCAGGGTTGTCGGTCAGCGATCTGGAAGTACTTATTGAAGATGTCGGGGTTATTCAGGAAAGACTCGAAGATATGGGCCTCGAAGCGTATTATCATTCTCTCGTCAGCTGCTCTTGCCCTACCACCGCTTTCGACGTTTAAGACGGCCTGTAAGAAGATAGGGTCGAGAAGAGTGATATGCTCTACGGGAGGCTTAGGAATAGTGGGTGGGCGCGGAGTAGGCTTCGGTTCTGGAACCGGCAGCACAACTTGCACTGCGTCAATACTCTCGACATAGTCGTTAGCATAGCCCTCTAGCCACTTCATCATGGGGCGTATGTCGAAAGTAGCCCAGTCTTCGCTATTTTGGAAGTCCCAAGAGAAGAGTGCCATTCCCATAACATGCTCGCCTACGCGCTCATGTACGTAGATCACTTGGTCGAGAAACTGTTGTTGGCTGAGCCCGATATCTCCACCCTGCCAACCCTGCTTAGGGAATCTGTTGAAGATGCCGCCATCTACGCCACATTCGCCAATAAAGATTGGTACATTCCACGGCACCCAATGATGACGACCGGCCAAGTAGAAGTAGTCTTCGCCATTGTCTGGTCCTTCACCCTGCCAGTATTGGTGGAGTTCCAGAAAGTGCCCTCCGGCTTTGATGACCGCATCAAGACCTTCGAAGTCTTTCCAGTCAACAGCTCCGTTGGGTAGTAGGTCTTTTGGGTGGCCGACGCCCAACCTAGTAAGTAATGCGCGACACTTATAAGACTTAGCCACAGTGCCATATTCACTAGCGTATGCCTTGATAGTGTGATAGTCTGCTCCCTGATTCGGCTCATTGGCTCCTCCATAAAGGATCTGTTCGTTGTCTGGAAAGGGTAGGCCTCGTTCAAAGGCTTGCGCTTTCCACATTTGCACTAATCGGTGTAAGCGCTCGAAATGCCATCTAGCCGCTTGCTTGGGGTTGCTATTCATTTCTGCAACGGCGTTACCGTGAAAGTCGTCTATTTCCCACACTCTGGGAATTATGTAGGAATTAGGGCTTGCGGCGAAGGCGTCTGAAATATGCTGTACGTCTTGGCCCAGGACTACGATAGCGGGGGGCTTTAGCGCCCTAATGTTATCGAGAATTTCGTTCTGTCCGTGTTGTGGGGCCCAATACACTGCGAGCTTGTGATTCATGGATTTACTCCTAGCTTAACTTCTGCGGTTTCAATGCCGCACCATCGATCGCAACCTGTCGCACGAGCAAGTTCGAGATTTCGTGTCCTCTCCCTACTTTGATGCATTGCGGCTTTATTGCCGTGCTCAGGGTGGGGGTGGTTGTGGTGGATAGCCATGACAATGGACGTTGCGTCTAAAACTTGGAGCTTCCAACGATATCTAGCAGCCCACACCATCCAATTATCGTAAGCTGTACGTCCGATACTGAAGGGAGGAATATCTATGGCGGGAAGTTGGCCTTTCCGGTAGAGAAACCAGTCGACAGCGCTGGGGGGATGCGGAGTATAAACCTGGGTTTGAGGGTCGTAGTCTAAACGCTGGCCAATGACGAATGGAGCCTCCCAATGGCGTAATTGCGGCATAAGAAAGCCGAAATGGCTGAGAATGATGTCGGAACTCACTTCGCAGTAATAGGATGAGTTGTAATCACGCTCAACACCTCTGAACATGCTTCCAAAGTCACTCTGGTGGTATTCATTGGTCTCGCAGATAGCCGGTATGTAACCTAGTTCCCTAATTACGTTGTAGTGCTCAGTGTCGGGACCAAAGCAGACAATCTGTACTTCATCGTAAGCGTATGCCCAACTAGACAAGGCAGCCATTTGAATCGGTCCGAAGACGTCGTCGAAGGGTCTGACGTGAGTGAAGAATGTTATGTTCATGCCGCTCCTCTCAGGAGATTCTTATACTCGTCGTAGTTGGCGTTGTCGTAGTAAAAGTCCATGACCGTCTTCTCACATCCGAAATGTAAGATAGCGTGGTTGAACGCAGCGGCGTAATCGTCGTACGGTCCGCACTCCTGCCAAAACTCGACGACACGTAAGGACCATGAGGCAACTCCCCAAGCGTAGGTGGTATGGTGCTGGCTGACTGGCCCCTTGTCGAAAATCCAATCCTCGGCGTCCAAAATGCCGAAGCGCGTCGCTTGCGTAGTAGCGAAGATGCCAAGCCAGAAGTCGGCGGCCGGCGGCACGGACATGAAAATCTGCTCGGGGAAAAAGGTGTCGGGCATCGCGAAGAAGTATCGGTCGGACGTAAATGCGAAACTGCATGTGATAGCTCCCCAAATTTCTTTTGCGTGTTCAGGCTGGAGTGTGTAGTAGATTTCCAGCTCACGGGATAGTTTAGGCCAGCTCTCGATGTTGCCGACCTGCATCTGGATCTTATCGTACTTCGTAATGACGACTGCTGTGTCTGCGCCTCCCATACTACCTGCTGCAAGAGCGTGCTGTAATAATGACCGATACATTTCACTACCTCTGGCGACGGGAAGGAGCTCTTTGTGAGTACGTAAGCCCCATCTCACCGCTGCTCCCGCGGCCGGAATTACAAGACATGTCTTATCCATCTTAGCGGTCCAATCTAAGCAAGTCGAAGGCTTCGATTCGTGCTCTAGGATCTTCGAATAAAGCTCCTCGGACAGCGCTTGTAACTGTGCTGGTTCCATGGGCCTTAACCCCCCGGTGTGTCATACAAGTATGCTCTGCATCTAGGACTACGAGTACTCCGATCGGATGTAGCTTTTCGACCAAGAAGTCTGCAATGTTACGAGTGATGTCCTCTTGAACTTGAGGACCGCGTGAGAAACTATGTACTGTCCTAGCAATCTTCGATAGGCCAGGCAAGAGTCTATCCGGAACATATGCAACATGCGCTTTACCGAAGAACGGTGCGAAGTGATGAGCGCATAGCGAGGTAAAAGATATGTCGCGTATGACGACGATTCCACAGTCCCCTTCTTGGCCTGGCTCGGCCTGAGGATTATTAAACGTGGTGAACGTCCAAGGCTCGTCACTGAAAAGTTCATGCAGCATACCCATATAGCGTCTTGGAGTCTCTTCGAGATGTTGCGAGGTGTCGGGACCGTATCCGATAGTCTCAAGTAGTTCCGTGAATAAGACTTCAGCAGCATCCCATGCCTCCTTACTAGCTCTTGGGGGGCTTATTTGTATTTGTTTCATCATACTCCTCTCCGCGATCCGTATACTATGGCATGTAGTTGGGGTAAAATCCGAAAATCGTACGTCCACATATGCCAGCGACGATCGAAGAACTCATTGTATAGAAGCTCGAGATCGTTCAGGACTTGGACTCGTACTTCGTCTCTAATGCGGTTAAAATGCGTGACAGGGGTGATAATTATTGGCCAGCGTGCTATATCCATTCGATTCTTAACCATCACGTCGTCGATGAAATTCATGTCATCCGGGAAGGTGCTTGCGCGGGGATCGAGTACGAACTTGAATTGCAATTGTATTCGGGGGTTACCAGCGGGTAGAAGAAACCAAGTAGCGAGATCTGGAAAGACGGTTGTCGTAGCTGCGGATGGTAGTTTAGGAGCCATGCTGATGAGTGTCGGAATCTTAGTGCTAGGAAGGGCCGGATTGCAACCGAAAGCTCCGCTTGTCTCCCAAGTAATGTGCGAAATGTAGTGGTGTGTAAGTTCTTGGAGAAATTCGTCCAAGGCGTAGTGTGGGTGCTCAAATGGCTCACCTCCTGTAATAACTAAGTTCGGACAGTCTAGAGTTCGGACGAGATCCGCGGCTTGCTTTGGGGTATAGTTCCTACCTCCCGAAGCCTTCCACGAATACTTAGTGTCGCACCAATGACAGCCTACACTACAACCAGCCAGCCGTAAGAAAGTGACTGGCTGGCCGATACGCGAACCTTCGCCTTGATATGCGGGATAACATTCTAGTATTCTAATCGACATGATCTATCCCCCAGAAGGTTTCAGTATATTGTGCGCTACTTGTCGGAGTCTCGTACACTTTAACGGTTAGGCTAAAGAGATCGTTGACCACTGGACATTTTTGCTTGAACCACGCCAATATTCTTCCGCAAGCGATAACCGCGATGTTCTCGGCTGTGGGGTTGCAACCAAAGGCAATGACTCGCGACGGATCGTCAAGTCCAAGAAAACTGAGCGTCTGCGGATCGAGTCTAACGAGTCGTTGAGTGATGTCTGATTCAGTAAGTGGACAAAGATAGGCGTGATCCCAGCGTCCCACCGTTTCCGCAAATGCTTGTTTGAGATAAGCGAAGTCCACCAACATTCCAGGAAGAGTGATGCCTTCGACTCGTTCTTCGGTGATAGCATTACCAGTGAGGGTGAGTTCGAATCTATAGCGATGTCCGTGCATATGCCGGCACGGACCGTAATGATTAAGAAGGGTATGGGCCGCGTCGATTTCATAAGTCTTCGTGATGCTAATCATGTTAGCTCCTGTAAGAAATGGGGGGAGTTTTTAGGCTCCCCCTCCAGGTGAAACTACTCGGGCTTCTTAATAGCTACTGCGACTTCTTCCTCTGCAGCTTTTTGAGCTGCCTTCTCTGCGCGCTGCGCGACATAGCCTGTTAGCCACTGCCGGTTTACAAAACGGCGTCCGTGGATAACTACTTCGCTCTCTGGCGCGTTTTTCCGCGTAAGCTGGTGCATATACATCTTGGAGATACCAGTCTCCGCAGCTGCCTGCTCGGCGGTCATAGTACTCGCTTCTACCATCTCTACCGCTTCTTGCAAATTCATGGTACTACCTTTCTGCCTTTCGGCAATGCTATATTAGTCCACCGCCGGATTGCGGTTGACATCTAAAGTTGGCCCCACTTCTGGGCTACAAGTGATTCTACGGCCATAGGGATCCAGTCATCGTCGAGCACCTTAAGCGCAGCAGCTCGCATGAGGTGTTCAAGTTGGCCTTGGACTCTCTCAGCGTCTTCTCGCTTACATTCAACGTAGATGCTGTCGTGGACAAGTAGGAGTACCTTTCCCATGCCATGTTCCTTACACCAATTATGCATATCGATAGCGGCTCGTAAGCAGCAATCAGACGCGGTGCTTTGGATAAGGAAATTGGCAGCTTGATTCTGTATGCGCCACTCGTTATCGGGGGTAATAAGACCGAATCGCCTGACTCTTCCCAAAGGCGTAACCAGAAAACCATCATCAACGGCCTGCCTCCTTGTTTTCTGTAGCCAGTTATAGAGTTTCGGTTTGGCCGCGAAAAACCGATTCATTAAACCATTTGCTTCGGCCATTGAGATTCCACGTTCGACGCTAATGCTACTTGCTGTACGACCGTATACGACACCGAAGTTAAGCATCTTAGCGATCATTCGATCTTCATGTGTAAAGTTTTGTCCAAAGAGATCTATGCAGGTCTCTGTGTGCAAATCTCTGCCGCTCTCCCAAATCTCTTTCATTCCCTCTTCTCGAGCGAACATAGCTGCGATGCGTAGTTCAGCTTGAGAATAGTCCGCGCCGACCATTACGTTTCCTTCTTCGACGATGAAGAGGTTTCGAATACGTTGTGCAGCCTCGTTCTTAGTCGGTCTCGGTACATTCTGTAAGTTCGGCTTGGACGAACTAAGGCGTCCAGTAACGGTTCCATGCAGTTTGAAATCCGTTCGTAAACGACCATCCGGATCCACAGCAGCTCGAATCGGCTGTACATATGTGCTATAAATCTTTTGTCCGTCCCTGTAGGTAAGGAGTAGTTGAATGAAGGGATCGTCCGGGTAGATCTCAGATAGCTTGACGAGTGCTTCATGTGCTGTGCTCCTTGGTTTATGGTTGCGGAATAGCTTGACTTCCCGGTAGCCCATAGTGTCGTACAAATAAGCCGCCACTTGTTTCGGACTTCTCGGATTTATCCCTGGTACTATCTCCTGAAGCTGTTCGACAAGTTCCTCCAGCATTTGGTAGAGATATATCTCCAGTTCGTCAAGTGAATCTTGGTCGATAATGAAGCCGTGATCCTCTATCTCGCCTAGAGCTTTCTGAGCCTCAATCAAGAACTCATATGCGTGTTCAATGTGTACGCGCCGCTCATCGTCTACGATCTCTTCTTGTAACTGCTTGAAGAGGCGTAAAGTATAACAAGCGTCTTGCCCTGCATATCTGTAGAGAACATCGGTTGGTATGGTATCATAGCTATCGCCTTTGCGCTTAAGATGTTCACGTAGTTCTGCTTCATAATCTGGAAGCGCAAGTCGAGTGCTCGCTAAGTACTTTAGTCCGTGTACGCCTAATCTCTCGTCGAGAACGTAGTGCATGAGAAGAGTGTCGTGAGCGTAATCAAAGTCGGGTTCGAGCTTGCGTAAGAAATGTGCATCGAACTTAATGTTATGACCTACCCATTGATTCGTCGTAAGCAGAATACGCTTAACAATGTTTGGGTATGTTTTCCAACTTCCGGGTGTAAGTACTACGCTACGGTTTTCCGTTAAGCCGATGCTAATGCACAGTAGAGAATCTCGTTCGGCGTTGAAGCCGGTTGTCTCTACGTCGATTGTAGGGTGTGGGTACTTTCCACTGCCTAGCGTTTCATATACCTGCCGCAACTTAACGAGATCGGCGTCGATGACGGTGTTCTGGGTTACAACTGTAGGTTCTTTAGGAATCGGATACTTACAGGGAATAGTCAAGTCTGATACGAAGTCTATGAACGCGTTTGGATTTATGCCTACATAATCTGGCGTGTATGTTAGTATAACACGCTGGCTACCTTCTCTTAGCCATGCACTAGTACCACGCTCGTTATAGAAGTTCGTGACTGTCTGACCAGTTACTTTCTCGAATACTTTCTGGCCGAAACAAATAAGAATGTCTATGTCCTCTAAGTCGTCTTTAGTATTTCGAACAAGCGGCTCTTCAAGGCCTACCTCAGCGAAGATGGGCTTGATGAAATAATTATGCAAGCTGTCCGATTTAGTGGTTAGTTCACTATATACGGTTGCATATGTCATCGATAGCTCCTATGTTCGCTGTTAATAGCGCCCGTGTGAATTTGTTAGTTTCTGCGAGTTGCATTTCGAAGTAATCATTCGGACGCTTTGTCTTCTCTGTATTACTTCCCAGACTAACTGCTGCACCCTGCAGTGCTGCATGAACTGGTAAAGCGGTGTCAACACTGCGAATCCAAGGACGTGCCAATCGAATCTCTTCGACAGTGGCCCAGATTCCGAGAAGATGATGGGGCTTACTGGAAAGTTCACCTTGATCCTCCATGAAAGCTAAGAAGCCCGCTCTACCTCCATACGGCCATATTGACTCGACAACTTTCGGGATATGGAGGCAGTCCACGTACGGACGTTGTACCAATGCCATATAACATTCGACAAGCTCGTCGGGTGTATTGCCTTGTACCACCGCAGCGTAATTAACAGGACCATCATTGTATCTCGGTCGGCTATACAGCAGTGCGTACTTATCGACGAGATCAATAGTCCTATCTCGTTCTCTGAAAACGTCTGGGAGAACAATTTCGTCAGGCCAACACATCTCGGCGGCATCCAAAATGCTTTGCCACTGAATGCTTGCGCCAAGCTCCCATAACCCGTTGTCGAGTATGACGTACGATAGTGGAAATACATGATGTTCAGGATGTTTCAGCACTTGCGGCGCTAGACATAGTTGCATTTCCCGATCTCTTAGTGCCGGTAACTCGTAGAAGTTCGGGGGAGGGATCACGCATAATTTCGGCCTCATCGTGTTTCAAATTCCTCCATGCTTGGTAAGCGACGGCATAAACGATGAGATCGTATATACTGTCATCGAGGGATTCATGGTTAGCTGTCCCTGCTTGAATGACGCTAGCTATACGATGCGTCTTAATCCAAATCAAGGTTGCCCAACTCTTATCCCCAAAAGGCATATGTTCTGGCATAGTAACCAAGTTGTTATAGTCGTGACCTTTGTCGGCAAGAATATTACGTACTTGGGCTAACACTTTACGTATCTGTGTTCCATGACGTCGAGCTAATCCTGTTTGGGTACTTTGAAGATGCTTTGTATGGTATGTGGGATACATTGTTATCTCCTGAGTTTACCCGCTTCACGAAGCAACTTTAGAGTCGCTGCATATGTTCCCGGTTCATACTCGGTAGGATCCCTAAAACCCGCATTCCAAATAGCTTCGATACGCTCTGTACATGTGCCGCATCGGCCACAATGTACGTCGCCACCCTTGTAGCAAGACCACGTTAGCTCTAAGGGTACTTCAAGACTTCGTGCTATACCGGCAATGCGTGACTTATCGAAATGGACAAACGGAGCGTCGAGAAATACGCGTCCTTCAGTTGCAAGACTTAACGCATATCTAGTAGCGTACATAAAGTCGGGGCGACAATCAGGATATACAGCGTGGTCTCCAGCATGCTGAGCTCCCATTATCGTTGTCGCGTCAATGCTATCCGCGTACCCTCCGGCTATACTAAAGAGGATCATGTTACGGTTTGGTACAACCGTAGCTTTCATGCTCTCTTCATCGTAAAGGCCTTCGGGTACGGGTACGTCCGTGGAAGTTAGCGCAGAGCCTGCAAGGAAGTACGAGAGTGAACTAAGGTTAATCTGCTTATAGTTCACTCCCGCCTTGTATGCAACCTCACACGCGGAGGATAGCTCTCGCCTATGTCGCTGCCCGTAGAATACACTAAGAGCAAATACTTCGAAGCCTTCCTGCATGGCCCAGTATATAAGCGTAGAGCTATCCATTCCTCCACTATGGAGTACTACCGCGCGTTTAGTCATTACTCTGCTGCTACCGTACCACTTACATCGTTTCGGACCGTACCGTCAGGAGTAGTTCGCTGTGTAACTTTGCAAAGAACTACTTGACCAATAAGGTCTTCAGGCTCGAACTCAATTTCTCCTTCAAGTTCTCCAACGTCCTCAAACCCACGCAGCATATTCTTTAGTCGCCACATTGTCTGAGGAAGAAGTGGAGTGTTGGTAAATACTCGACGGCCTTCATACTCGCCGGCTTCGACAGTGAAAGCCCATTCGAGCATAGGGTTCCCAGCCTGAGAATTCTTCTGCTTACAGGAGAAGAGAGAAGTCTCATAAGTACCGGCCGGGATAGCTGTGAAATCACCCTGTACGTCACTAAAATCGAATTTCATGGTTGTGTCCTTTCGTGACACTAGTGTATGTGTAGACGCGAAATTGCGAAACTACCGTTGGGTCATTATGCGGTGAATATCGTCGAGACACGGATTATGAATATCTGCCGTGAACGTTCCTCCGCGATTACGCGCTATTGGAGTACTCGACGTCTGATTCACCACTAGAACTCTTTCAAGTTTAGGCAGTGGTTCTCCCGCCTTTTCTGCACGTCGTACCTCCGATGCTTTAGGAGCTTCTACGTCTAAGTACGCCACGAGATCAAAGTATCCAGGGACTTCCACACTAAGCTTCCCAGCGAGGTCTGGAAGAACTGTTGATCGTCCAGTTTGCTCGTCAATAGTAGGCATTGCCAATGCGGTCGCGAAAACGTTGATGTCCGGTAACTTCGTCGCAAAAGCTGATACAACGGCGAGTATCTGATTCCTAGCAACTCCGTAGTCATTTTGCGTGAATTCATATTCGCTCCTACTTTTGTTCTCACTAGAGATGCGAGCACGGTCGAGCAGCGCTGTACGGTGCAATTCAGACAAGTTGTCAATGAATACGGACTTGAAACCGCCTCCGTTCTTACCACTTAGTTCTGCGAATATCGCGGTGAGGTTTTCGAATGTTCCGGGAGCGACTACGAAAGTCTCGTCGTTGATAAGATCTCGAATAGTCATATCTCCGGCATCGCACACAACGATAAGCGCAGGAAACAAGTTTTCATCTCCGAGTAACGTGCGGGCTAAGTAAGTCTTACCCGCTCCTGGAAATCCGTAAATAAAGGCACTGACGCGCGGTTTAATGTCGTCTTTAGCCTTCGTTTTGAACGTACGTTTCGCCATTAGAGCTCCTTACTCTTCGTGCGGACTAACAGTATCCGTTTTGTAGGTGTCTCGCGCCTCATCTACATATCTGGAGGTGACATACTCTTCAAAGAGAATCTTGTGCGCGGCCTCCTTACTAACCGCATGATAGACTGAACATGGAAACTTATACGCACACATACGGCAAGAGATGGGATTTGCATTCGGGTAGATAAGTACATCTGGATCCGACATCATCTTCGCAGTCTGTATGGCTCGCGCAGCAAATGCTTCTAGTGGGCGATTTCCCAAGTTGATCATCACACGGTTAATGAACGGCTTCTTTCCTAACTCCCATTTCATATCTTCATATTCATATTCTTTCTGGCCTGAGGCCTTAAGAGCGCGTCGATAGACCTGCCAGGAAGTCTTCTGACTCTTGTTCCTGGATAGTTCACCGTTAAGCAATATCGTAGGCTCTTCAGGGCCTTTGTTCTTAACAAGCGTGAACATAATGCCACCAAAGTCATCGCCGTAGATCTGCTTACCCGCCCAACTATATGCGCGAGCCTGCTCATCCTGGTCACCGAGATAATCGATGTAACCTTCGAAAGGCATGCCCGTGATCTTAAAGTCGTTCAGCCATATCTTATTATCCTGGAGAACGACGAGATCCCAACGTCCAGCAAATTGATGATCGTCGAAAAGAGGGACTGCAAAGTCCTGTTCGACGACTAAGACTTCGAACTTGTCATTCTCTTCCGCCCACATAATGTAGTTGTCGAGAATAGCCAAAGCGTCATCTGGGCCCTCTCCTACAGCCTCTTCAGCTTCAGCTACACAAACTTCCGGCGGTTTCCAAGGCGTATCATAATAACGTTCTAGGGCCTTGTGCATGAAAGTACCGATAGAAAGTGCGCGAGCAGGTGTAGAGGGGCTAAGGCCATGTCTGATATGCGAACTAAATGTCCATCTTAATCTGCAGTCAGAAAATGCCTTAATATCGCTTACGTGGAAATGCATAGTCCTGGGCTCCTTAATTTGTTGCTATCTTCTAATTATACTACAGATTCGTTAAAATAGCAAGATAGGCTCTTTACGGTAAATTAGACTCGGCCCCAATCAGCTATGATCTTGTTACTGACCATGACCTCATTAAACAACTCATTTTTCTGCTCAATCAGTTGCGTTACGTACTCATCCACAGTTCCAATTGCACGTATGGAGTAGATGAGAGGCTGCCGTTCTTGACCCATTCGGTAAACTCGGCCGACAGTTTGTCTGTAGGTGGATGCGGACCACGGGAGATCAAGAAATACCAGAACACGAGCAGCTTGGAGGTTTGCTCCCATGGATAAACTGTCGAAAGTGGAGACAAGAATCCGGTGTTCATCCAAGAGCTTGGATACGTCAACCGATTTGCCCTCACTAAAGAAAAGTGCGGCACCAGTCTTAAACCGAGCTGCGAATCGAATAGCTGGCTGACGGAAGGCACTGAAAACGACCACCTTTTCATCCTCTGCGAATCCCTCAATAAGATCCATTGCTGCATCAAGCTTAGCAGCCGGGATTTCTTTAGTATTCTCTCCGGCATAAAAAACACTTGCGTCTGTAGCTGCTTGACGTAAGAATGCCAGTCGTGCCATGTCATTTGTAATTTCTTTGTCCAGTTCAGCGACATACCCTTCTGTCTCAAAGAGATGGTATAGTCTTTCCTGTTCATTGTGGAGGGTGACAGGGACTGATATAAATTGTGGCTCGAGTAAATCGGCCAACTCTTCTTCGCGGGTTCGTCTAAGATACACTGGGAATAGTAAGTCATGCAATAGCTCCGTATTCTTAGCTCCCTTTACAATCTTCACGCGCGGATTATAATAAGGAGAATCGTAATCGACGAAACAGTTAAACCAACGCCAGTAACTTGTATACAGCTCAGGGCGAAGGACTGACATGAGGTGCCATAGATCAGCGGGTGTTCGCTCAAGAGGAGTGCCAGTAAGAAGGAAGACGTAACTAGAGCGAGCCATAAGACTAGCAGCACGACGAGATCTCTTGGCTTTGCGGTTCTTAATGAGGTGTGCTTCATCCCCAATCACCACTTTCCAGGGCTTTATAATAGTCTTCGGACTGAACGTACTTAGTGCTTCCCAGTTTGTAATGACTACAAGATTTTGTCCAAACTCCCGAAGACTGAGGAAATCCGATTCCCGTTTTTTACCACTGCGAAGTATGATCGGTTGTAGCCGTGTCCAGCGAAGGACTTCACTTGCGATTTGGTCCATAAGTGCGGACTTGGCAAGTATGAGAATGGGAGCACCTTGTGCCGCGGACTCAGCTGCAATGAGCGCTTGACAAGTCTTCCCAAGGCCAAGGTCGTCGCTAAGAAGGACACGCTTTTGAGCAAGGAGGAATCGAATCCCCCGTACCTGGTACTCACGGAGGTACAAGTCGTCAGGACCAGTAAAATGAACCGTGTCCTCCGGGAGGACGTCTCTCTCGAGAGTTTCGACAGCACTTTGATGTAGCGTAGCCTCGTCGGCGGTAAATTGGAATGCCGTGTGATCGAGGTCATCGAAATGTTCGAGGGCGAATCGGAATGAGGGAGGATATTCATAGTACCCTTTCACTAAGGTATTATCGGGCTCTGCTAAGTAGCTGTATCCACGACCTTCGTATTTAGTGTGCGTTTTGAAGAACCCACTCTGGTACTCAATCATTCCAGTGCTCCCTTACTTCGGGTAGGCGGTGAATTTGGAGGGCATGTAATGCGTGGCGTATTGCATCGCGTGTATGTTTGTTCTGCACATAGTATTCGTAACTTCTTAACTTGTCATCTGTCCAAATAGATTTACCTACCGCAGGAGTTTGTACAATTGTCGTAGTATCTGTAAGTTCCGTCCACAAGTCAATGACCCCGATGACTTTGACAGTGAAGAAGTCAGAACCAATTTGGGATTGCGCTCGATGGCTATGGAGATTAAATCCTTCGTAGACGACGAGTATATCCTCATCGCCGGCTCCGTAATCTTCCAAAATCTCCCAGACCTCTGGTAACTGATTAAGAACTCCGAAGTTTGCAAGAAGCGGCATCTCCTTTTCTATGTGGTCTAATACTGCGTATCCGATCGTCTCCCCTGGATCAAAACTTAGTACGTTCATAGGGCTCCTTAAGGAATGTCAATGTCTAAACCTGCATCTACTGCAGCACGCAAGTCAACGAAATATAAACGAAGGCTTCGATTAAAGTTCGTCATGGCTTGCTTCGCTTCGATAATATAACCTCCCATCTGCTCTACGAGCTGCTTCTCGATCATGCTTTTAGTAGGTACATCTCGCCTAAGATGCATTTGTTGTTTCGCCCACCAATCATATGCCGTTGGAAGATGAAAAGCAGCAGCTGGTCCATCTCGTTCAGGCATATAGCGGTATATCACCTCCGATCTAGTTCCTTCAACTTTGGCCGTAACTATATGGTTCATAACAGACTCGACAAGACTATCTACGCCGAGACTGGTTCTACCGACTTTAACATTTACGAGTTCTGCCATCTCACTTTCGAAGTACGTTTTGACTGCATCCGCACTTACGTGGAATACGTGTACGCCTAGCTTCTCTTCGATGAACATAAGCCCCATAAGTACTATGGCTTGATTGTTAAGTATACGTTCTGGTATATCTCGCCCGTAAGTTTGTTGCATGATTGCGTATGCACGATTGAATAATTCGAAAACTTCTGCTGAATCCATCTTGAGTGCTTCGATGACGATAGCGGTACCTGCCCTGCGAAGTTCTTGGTCATCGAGACTGAGAAGGGCACCTCGATGCGAACTGATGTCACGAACGTCGAGGTAAACCGATATAATTCGTTCTTGAAGTGCCGGGTCACTAATGTTGTCCTCTCCGTCAATGCACATTGGCGTTGACAAGTTATATGTCTGAGTCGTTAAGTCAGGCCTTCCGCGTGCTTCAAGACCGAAGTCGTATGCAGATCGTAGAAGACTAAAGAAGCGACTCTTACTGCGTTGACTGCTTTCACGGAATTCTGTAAGACAAACCGGAACAGTAGTAGTACTTCCTAATAGCGTCATTAGAACAAACGGCGTCGAGTTCGCCTGCCAAGTGAGGGGGGTGCTGTAGCCGCTGAGGGGTTGAAAGACTTTCGTAATAACAGTAGTCTTACCAGCTCCACGCGTTCCGTATACGAGTAGGTGCGGAAAGCGTATCCCGAGATCCTCAAGTAATGGCTTGAAGTTGCAAGCGGCGAACCAACCAAGGAGTGGCGCCATAACTTGAGGTTCATTAGTATCACGGATAGATTCAAATACATTCTTTAGCTCCCTAGGGCTTAAGGGCTCTCTCGCAAAATCGTGTTCGATTGTAGGATGTTCGTGTCCTGGTTCCACATATACAATATCCGTGCTTTCACTTAGATCCGTGTTAAATACGCCTCGAGAAGTAACATATACATCATGTTCAGCTTGAATATGCCGCCCTAATTGTGTGGCTACATGAATTAGAGGGTATCCCAACTCTCGCCACTCCTCGAAAAGAAATGCGCGTAATTTTCGTGTGAGTCCATCAGTCCCGTACCATACAATTCCAGCTGACGGAAGATGCATACTTAAAGCATCTGATTTGGTTAATACTTTTGTCGGAAGTGCAAAGTTAGCAAGCACTACGTGGCCGTCTCGCCTAGCATTTACAATGAACGTATCTCCGTCCACACTCTCTTGTACGGCTACAATGTCAAAAACAAAAGTGCTAAGGTCTGTAATTTGATCTTTCTGAATGCGCACGTATCGATCGTCAAGTTTGATAATCTCACCTACCGGTCTTCCTTGCTGTGGCATAATGTCGCCTGCAACTGCGGAGCTCACAGAAGGGGTTGGGGTTGGGGTCCCTCCAAGCTTAGCATACGCATTCATGATCGTCGTAGTTAAATAATTGGGATTTTCTCGAGCTTTCTCTCCTATTGGAAGAGCCATGAAGATAGTTTCAATAGTCTGTTGCGATATGCCAAATGTTATAAGCTGGTTAATAATACGCCAGTCGTGTTCACTTCGTTCGCCTTGTGGTTTCTTGGTATAGAGCGCTCCAATAACGTCATCAGGCAGAAGTTGAAATTTAACGATGTCGTTGAGGGAATATACGTAGCCCGAATCAACAATAAGCGTTACTGGAAGTGGAGGTTCGTACTTATGATTAAGTGTTCCTGGAACGCGGAGAAAATGCATTGGCTCAGCACAAGCGGTGTCGCCATCGAGAAGCTGGGCAGTGTTGCGGAGATGTTCGCGAAGTACTTCTTTGTTGGTTACCGGACTGTCGAGCATCCAATATAGATGTTGACCTCGACCAGATGCTACGACATATGAAGGCGGTGGCATGCGCAAAGCAAGTGCCATCGGTTTGTCGAGATCTACCCATAGAATACTACTACTAATAAATTGTCCATCTTGGTCGCGTGCAGCACATCCATAATAGACGTCAAACTTCTTTTTCGAGTATTCTTTTGCCCAGTCGTGCAATCGATTGAATTGTTTGCCCTGTTTAGTGAGTACTCTACCTGTCTCTCGAT